CTATCACCTGACGCCGCAGCGTTTGCTGCGCAACATGCTGCACCTCGGCTATCGCGGCGGCATCGTCCATTATGTCGGCATGAGCCATTATTTCCGGCTGGAACGCAGCGGGGACGGTCTTTACGCCAGCCTGATCGGCGGCGCGGTGAATGTGGCCTGTGCGGCATGGCATCGGGGTTTCGCGGGTGAGGCCAAGGCGTTGGGATACGACCTGATCTGGTCGCTGTCCTATGAGTTGTTCGACGCGCATTGCTGGGGCGACTGGAAACAGCGTTCTGCAGATGGCGCGCCTGCGCTGACTGGATGGGACCCGCCCTCGACCCTGCTCAGCCCGGCGCATTCCGGCGCGATGGCCTATCTTCAAGCTGTCGCGCGGGCGTTCCTGGCGATCGGCCAAGCGGCCGGGCTCGCCCCGCAATTCCAGGTCGGCGAACCCTGGTGGTGGGTGCGTCCCTCGGACGGTACGCCATGCCTGTACGACGCGGCGGCGGTGGCGGCCTTCGCGCCGGTGCCGATGGCAAGCATCGCGGGTGTGAAGAGCCAAGCGCAGCGCGACACGCTGGACCGCGCGGGGGCGTGTCTTGCGGCCTCGACGGCGGCGTTGTGCGCGGCGGCAAAGGCGGCGGCGCCGGGCTGCGTCACGCATCTGCTCACCTATCTGCCGACCGTGCTCGACCCGCTCGCGCCCGAGGCTAGCCGCGCCAACATGCCGATCGGCTGGGCGAGCCCGGCCTTCGATGTGCTGCAACTGGAGGATTATGACTGGGTGACGGCGGGCGACACCGCCTCGACCCGGAAGGGCGTCGCGCTGGCCGAGGCACGGCTCGGCTATCCGCCTGCGCGCCAGCATTACCTGTCGGGCTTCGTGCTGCGCGCCGACCAGCGCGCGGGGTGGGGCTGGATCGCCGAGGCCGCACAGGCAGCGCGCGAGCGGGGCGTGGCCGCGACCTATCTGTGGGCGATGCCGCAGGTGATGCGCGACGGATTTGTGTGCTGGGAAGGGGAGGAGGACGAGGTGCAGGCTTTCGACGATGTGCTGTTCCCGCTGGCGCTGGGGCGCGAGGCGGAAGTGACGCCGGGCTTCTCGACCGCGATCCTGACCAGCGCGGGCGGGCGCGAGGCACGCAATGCAGCCTGGGCGGAGGCGCGGACGACCTATGATGTCGGACCCGGCATTCGCTCGGCCGAGGATATTGCCACGCTGCTCGGCTTTTTCCGGGCGCGGATGGGACCGGCGCGGGGCTTCCGCCTCCGCGATCCCTTCGACAGCAGCGGCACCGACGAAGCGATCGGCATCGGCGACGGCACCACCCGCGGCTTCGCGCTGGTCCGTCATTATGGCGACCAGTCGCGCCGCATCACCCGGCCGGTGGCGGGCAGTGTCGCCGTGAAGGTCGCGGGCCTCGCCGTCACCGGGTTCGGGCTGGAGCCGGGCGGCTGGCTGCTCTTCGACACCGCGCCTGCCAAGGGCGGGGCGATTACCGCCAGCTTCCTCTTCGACGTGCCCGTCCGCTTTGCCGAGGATCGGCTGAGCGCGACGCTGGCCGGGTTCCGCGCGGGTGCGGCGGCGTCGGTCCCGCTGGTCGAGGTGCGGGAGGCATGAGCGCCGACACGCTGACGACATGGGTGTTGTGCTGGCGGATCGACCGGCGCGACGGGGTGACGATCGGGCTGACGGGCCACGACCATGACCTGTGGATCGAGGGGCTGCGCTATCGCGCTGCGTCCGGCCTGACGCCCAGTGCGATCCTGCGCGGCGATGGCCTCGCCCCCGATCTGATGGAGGCATCGGGGGCGCTGACCAGCGCGGCGATCGGCGAGCGCGATCTGCTGAGCGGCCGCTGGTACGGGGCGAGCGTGGCGGCGATCGCGGTCGACTGGACCGGCGAGGCAGCGCCCGTGCCGTTGGGACAGGGAACGATCGGCGCGGTCCAGCTGGGCGAGGGCGGCTTCACCGCCGAATTGCGCGGAGTGGCGGCATCGCTCGACCGGCCGGTGGCGGAGGAAACCTCGCCCGATTGCCGCGCCTCGCTGGGTGACCGGCGGTGCCGCGTGGCGATGGCGGGGCGGCGACGGTTCGTGCGGGTGATGGCCTGGGACGGCGAAGTCGCGCTGACCCTCGACGCCGCCGAGCCGGTCGCCAACGCCTATGGCCAGGGGCGGCTGATTTGGTTCGGCGGCGACAATGCCGGATTGGAAGCCATGGTGGCGCGGTCCGAGGGGAATCGGCTGTGGCTGTCCGCCGCACCTGCCTTTGCGGTCGCACCGGGCACGCTGCTCGAACTGGTCGAGGGGTGCGACAAGCGGCTCGAAACCTGCCTGTCGCGCTTTGGCAATGTCGCAAATTTTCGCGGTGAGCCGTTCCTGCCCGGCATCGACCTGCTCACCCGCTATCCCGGCGCATGAACGGCGTGGAGGCGGTGGCGCGGTCGCTGGTCGGCGTGCGGTTCCGGCTGCACGGGCGCGACGCGGTGCATGGGCTGGATTGCGTCGGGCTGGTCGCGCTGGCGACCGGGCGGGAGGCGCCGACCGGTTATGGGTGGCGCAGCGGCGACGAGGGGCGGGTGGCGGCGCTGCTCGATGCCGTGTTCGAGCGGGGCGGAGATGAGCCGGGCGCGGTGCTGCTGATGCAGGCCGGGCCGGGGCAACCTCATCTGGCGATCCGGGTGAGCGACGGGATCGTCCATGCCGATGCGGGGCTGCGCCGTGTCGCCTGGCGGCCGGGTGCGCCGCCCTGGCCGGTGCTGGGATATTGGAAGGGGGAGGGGTAATGGCGACCTTGGTCTTGGGCACGGTGGGACGTGCGCTGCTGGGGCCGGTGGGCGGCGCGATCGGCGCGCTGATCGGCAATCGGGTCGATCATGCGGTGCTGGGCCCGCCGCGCAGGCAAGGCCCGCGTCTGGCCGAACTGTCGGTGCAGACATCGACCTATGGCACGCAGATGCCCGCCGTCTTCGGCACGATGCGCGTCGCCGGGCCGGTGATCTGGGCGACCGATCTGGTCGAGGCACGGGGCGTGACCGGCGGCGGCAAGGGGCGGCCGGGTACGGAAAGCTACAGCTACTCCGCCAATTTCGCGGTCGCCCTGTCGGGGCGGCCGATCCGGCGGGTCGGGCGGATCTGGGCCGATGGCCGGTTGCTGCGCGGAAGCGCGGGGGACTTCAAGGTCGCGACCGGTTTTCGCCTCCATCCCGGCACCGAGGACCAGACCGTCGACCCGCTGATCGCCTCGATCGAGGGGGCGCGGGCGTCGGCCTTTCGGGGCATCGCCTATGCGGTGTTAGAGGGGCTGGCACTGGCCGAGTTCGGCAATCGTATCCCGCAACTGACCTTCGAGGTGGAGGCCGATTCCGGTCCCGTCTCCTGTGACGGGATCGCGCGGGCGCTGTCGCCGGTGGTGCGGCCCGGCGATGCGGGGATGAACGTGGCGGGCTTTGCGGCGAGCGGCGGCAGCGTGCGCGCGGTGCTGGAGATGCTGGCCGACATGAGCGGCGGGCGATGGGTCGCCGAGGGCGCGGGCGTACGGCTGGCCGTGCCGGGTGCCGGGGCCGGGACGGTCATCCGCGACGAGGGTATGGGCGCGGAGGGACCGGGGCGTCGCGGCGTGCGCGAGATGGCGGGCGAGAATGTGGTCCCCGCCAGCGTCACGGTCGCCCATTACGATCCGGCGCGCGATTATCAGATCGGGGTGCAGCGCGCACGCCGCCCCGGTGGCGTGCGGGACGAGCGAGTCGAACTGGCCGCCGCGCTCAACGCCCCGACCGCGCGGACGCTGGCGCAGGACCGGCTGGCGCGCCACGACGTGGAGCGGGTGCGGCGTATCGTGACGCTGGGTCCCGAGGCGCTGACCGTCATGCCGGGCGGCATCGTGCGGATCGATGGCGAGGTGGGGCGCTGGCGCGTGATCGAGGCGGCGTGGGAGGCCATGGCGGTCCGACTGACCTGCGTGCCGCTGGGGCAGGGCGGGCCGATCCTGCCTGCCTCGCCCGGCCGGATCGCACGGGCGGCGGATTGGGTAATCGGCGCGACCCGGCTGATCGCGTTCGAGGCGCCACCGCTGACCGACGAACTGCTCTCGGCGCCGCGCCTGTCGGTGGTGGCGGCGGGCGGCCCCGGCTGGCGACAGGCGGAGCTGGCCTATAGCCTCGACGACGGCGCAAGCTGGACGGCGCTCGGCCCGACCGCGCTGCCCGGTATTATCGGGGTGGTCAGCGCGGTGACGCCCGGCGGCGGCGGCGCCCTGGTCGATCGTCGGGGAAGGTTCGACGTGCAACTGGCCGAGGATCTGGCGGATGCCGATGACGCCGCGCTGGATGCGGGCGCCAACCTCGCCTGGATCGACGGCGAACTGATCCAGTTCGCCCAGGCACGGCCGCTGGGTGACAAGCGCTGGCGATTGAGCGGCTTGCGGCGCGGGCTTCGCGGAACCGAGGCGATGATCGGGCGGGCGGTACCCGGCGCATCCTTCGTCCTGATCGCGCCCGGTTCGGTGCGGACATGGGACGTGCCGGTCGAGATGCTGGGCGGCAGCGTGCGTTTCCTGGCGCACGGCCTGGGCGACCCGGTCGAGGGTGTTCAGGCGTCGGCGGCAGTCACTGGCCTATCGGTCCTGCCGCCTCCGCCGGTCGGCTGGCGGTGTCGGCGCGGTGCGGACGGGCGCGTCACCATCGGTTGGACGCGGCGGAGCCGGATCGGCTGGCGCTGGCTGGACCGGGTGGATGCGCCGCTGGGCGAGGAGACGGAGCGCTATCGCATCACCATCGGCGACCGGGTCGAGGAACTGACCGCACCCATGTGGAGCGGGACGGTGGCGGACGGAACGCGGGTGGCGATCCGGCAGATCGGGACCTGGGGTGCATCCGCGCCGCTGGTCGGAATCGTGGGGGAGGGATGATGACGACGAACGACACACCGCGCTGGATGTTGCCGATGCTGGCGGCGGGACAGGCGCAAAAGGAGCTGACCCACAACGAGGCGCTGAGCCTGCTCGACCTGGTCGTGCAGCCTTGCGTCGAGGCGGTCGGCGTGAATGCGCCGCCCGTCGCTCCGCTGCCCGGCCAGGCCTGGATCGTCGGCGACCGGCCGGACGATATCTGGACGGGCCGTGCCGGAATGATGGCAGGCTGGACCGATGGCGGCTGGCGATTCCTGGTTCCGCGGGTAGGATTGTCGGTGTGGAGCCGGGCCGATGACTGCCGCTGCGAATGGGATGGAAATCAGTGGCGGCTGGGCCGTGTCGCGGCCCGGTCGCTGGTGATCGAGGGAAAAAAAGTTGTTGGCGTGCAACGACCTGGCATCGCGCTGCCATCTGGTGGACAAGTCATTGATTCTGAAGCGCGTTTGGCGCTGAACGCGATTATCGCGACGCTTCGCGACCATGGTCTGGTGGCGTCCGGCTGACCGGAAATCTGTGCTTTTAATGCCACAGTCGGGGGCTTTTGTTCGCTTGCGTGGAAACCAACGCTCCGATAGTGGGTTTGCGCTGTCCGTAGTGACAACCAAGAAAGGGGACTATGATGCGGAAGCTTGCCATTGTTCTGGCACTCGCCTCCACCGCTCTGGCTTCGCCTGCCCTCGCCCGCGACAAGTCGTGGTACGTCGGCATCGAAGGCGGCGGGATGATCGTCGAAGACATCGATTATGATGTCACCGGCACGCGCACCGGCGTTGCGACCGTCGACCATGACTATGGTTACGACGTTGACGGCGTGATGGGTTACGACTTCGGTGGTTTCCGTCTGGAAACCGAAGTCGGCTATCG